TTGAAGGTATTGAAAAACCGGATGAATTTTTAGGTACTAGTACTAATAATAGCACACCTGGATTTACAGCATTCAAAGTTGTTTATGGTTTAGAAAACCAAAACCACTTTAAAAATATTCAGTTAGATCAAACAGAGTTTAGTGAAACAGCAGAATCTTTATTAGTTGTAGATAAGTTGGCCCAACAAGGTGGTACTGACCAATCAACAAAAGGACAAAACTTAAATTCCGTATACTTAACACGTTCTTATACATGTACCATGGAATCATTGGGTAACATGATGATACAACCAATGATGTATTTTGATTTGTTTGGTGTTCCAATGTTTAATGGAGCTTATCTTATAACAGAGGTGAAACACAATTTTAAACCAAATCATGCTACGACTACATTTAAAGGTACAAGACAACCAATTGCAACAATACCTATTGTAACAGACGCCGCAGTAGCTATGACACTTACTTTAAAAGATATTAAAGCAAGTACAAATGCTGGTAGCATTACAACTAATTCAAACTTAAAATCGATAGGTAAACAAAATCCACCTATCGATTCTAGTATATTAAAATTATTTACTAATCCATTTACTTGTGATAAAAAGGCCAAGGTAACCAGTCAGTATGCCGTAAGACAAATAGACAAGGGTGCTGGAAGTTTAAGTGAAAACCATTGTGGTTTAGATATCTCACCAGGAAATGCGAATGAGTATTACACAGACGGACCAAATAAAGGTAAAGGAAAATCGGTAGAGGTTGTTTCAGTCTATAACGGTGTTGTAACAGACGCTAGAGCAATGAGTGGTTTTGGAGCACCACCAGATGGTGGAGCAGTAGTTATTAGATACGGTGAAGATAACGGCTCAAAACCTTTTTCTGATAATTATTTTTATTTTTTTGTATATGGACACGTTACACCAAAAGTAGGTTTAATTCCGGGAACAATTGTAAAGGCAGGTGAAGTTATTGGTAACGCTGTTTGGCCTAACAGAGATGCTAATGGAGAAAAACTTTTTAACACCGGTTTACATTTACATTTACAAGTACATAGACAAACAGAAAATCAAAAAAATTGGATTTCTGGCTGTGCTAACACTGTTAACCCCTCTTCTTTTTTAAACCAAAAAGAAAACTGTATTGGAAACGTACAAGAAGTTATTTTTGGTACTGGGGATGATATAACATCTAAAGCCGGTAACGTTAATGTTGTTAGATATAATACAGTAAATACTACACCAACAGAAACCTCAAATTATTATAATACTATCTTAACAAAACTAGGAGCACCAATTACAGACGGTAATATATTATTTTTAAAAGCTTGGAGACAAGCTGAAGGTGGTAACGCAACTTGGAACGGGTTTAATACTACTTTAAATAAACAAAATTCAACAAATTATAACGAAGATAAGGTTAAAAATTATGTAGACGGTGAACTAGGGGCTCAAGCTATTGTAGATACATTACTTCAAACTCCAGGGGGTAGAGGAACATATTATAAAAATATCGTGGATACTTTACGTAAAGGAATTAAAGACCAAAATGATGCTAAAGAATATGCAAAAAATTGGCAATTAAAAGGTGGTGATTTATTTACTTGGGTTAACGGACCTAATGGTCCGGCAACTGGAGAACAGTATGAAAAATTTAAAAACGGTTACGTATATAATGTTTTAAAATACAATGTAGGCACAGGTGATTTAAAAAAACAAGCTTAATTTCTTTTTCCACAATAAGGGCCTAAACCACTTTTGACTGATTCAGGGGTGGTTAGTTTTTTTCCACACTTACCACATTTACCTGAGTGATAAACTTTAACAGTTTTATAACCATTTGGGTTTTTAAAATAATGTTGAAAAAACCATTCAATAACTTTATTAGAAGTGGAAGAAAAACCAATTTTACTTTTTGCTGAATGTCTGTACAACTGATTTTTACCACCAAAGTAACTACCTAAAAAAGTATATGAAGATTCATTATCCGAACCTGTTAAAACAGAAACATAAAAAATATCTGATTTAACATCAGAAGTACCCCAACCAGCTTTACGAATACGATATGTAAAACGATTACCTGTTTGTTCATTTACAACAGTAAAAATAGCTGTACCAGCAAATATAAAATTTTTTAACGTTTCAGAAGTAAGTTCGTGATTGGTTTCTTTTTTCATTTTTATCTCTTATATTTAAAACAAAGATATAAAAATGATTATTGTTGGCAATATAATTACAAAAGAAAGTATAACAGGAATACCTAATAATTTCGATATTTACGAAACCATACCAACAACTGACACACCCAATTTAATCATTGGTTGGGAACTAACAAAAACTTTATGTCCTGAAGCTTCTATTTTAAGAAAAAAAATTAAAGACAATCTTTATTGGACATTTTCACCAACAGAAAAAAGAAGTGTATTTGAAAATGATTTAAAAAAATATATAGATAAATCTTATAAAGATTATATTAAAAATATAAAATTTTACAATATAGACCCGATAATTTATAAAATAAATACTATTGATGAATTATTGGGTAAATTAAGTATCGTTGCAGGCGGCTTTACATATTTATATGTAAATAAAATTGTGTATGTATATCACAATTTTATTATTTATTCTATCGACCTTGAATTATTAAATTTCATTGGTTTTGATAGAAAAATAATTTTAAGTTCATTAAAAGAAACAACTAACTTTTCTGATTGTGATTGGGAGTTAAAAAACTTTAAGAATGAACTTAAATATTTAGATATAAAATATTTGCCATACTTAATATATAAAGATGCAACAAAAAATATTACTTCTAGCTTCGTTCCTTAAGGCTGAAAATCTGGACCCTTTCTTAGATAAAATCAAAAAAAAATTTGGAGTTAAAAAAGAAAATGTTTTTTTCTTTAAAACAGAAGAAGATTATCTTTTAACTTATAAAATAAATATAGATGTTGAACATAAAATCAATATTAAAAAGGAACTACCCAAAACAATCCAAGTCCATAAAAAAGGTGATACTATTTTTACAATTAATGCTTTAAACAAACTTATTGAACAAGAAAGTGGTTTGGGTGGTAACGTTAATTATAAAGAGTATAAAATAGATTGGGAAAAGTTTAAAAACAAAATTATTTTGTTAAAAGGTGACAATCTTGAGATAAACACAATTGAAAGGATATTTTTATCTGAATCTTGATATTTATAATAAAAAAGAAGTTATGATTACAGATAGAAATAAACAAAAATCTGAAAAAGAAATTAAGTCAAAACTTGATTCTTTTTTATCAAACAACAAACAAGGGTGTCAAGATGAGGAATGTTTAATGAACAACCCTGAAGAAATTGTTAAAAGAGAAAATAAGAAAATCATCACAAACGATGGTCGTCAATTATTAAGTGAATATACACAAAGATAGTGGATAGAAAAACTTATATAAAAGAATGGAAAAAAAATAATCCAGAAAGATAAAATAAACACATATGAATAAATTAAGCGAAGATTTAAAAAGACATAGAGAACTTCTTGGTTACGATCCAACTAAAGGTACAACTACCTTAACTGAAGTGAGAAGACATACCTATACCATGGATGAGGAAAACACTGATTATGCTGACGAAGAAGAAACCGAAACAGAAGAAACTGAAACTGAAGAAGGTGAAGACAATCCAGATTTTGATTTTGGTGGTGAAGAGGGAACTGAAGAAGAAGGTGGGGAAGAAGAAACAGATGATGAGTTTGGAACCGCTGATGAATTCAGTGCGGTTGATGATATTGAATCTGAAGAAGATTCTGATACAGAAGAAATTGATGTTACTGATATTGTAAAAAGAGCTGACGATGCTAAAGGTTACGCTGAAAAGGCTGTAACAGCTGCTGAAGAAGGTAAAAACATGATTCAAGATTTAATGACTAAATTTGAGGCATTACAAACATCTCTTTCCAAAATAGATACGGTATCCAATGAAATCCAATCAATGAAAAAAGATATCCAATCTCAAAGGCCAAAAGAAAAATTAGAATTACGTTCTTTAGACTCATATCCTTTTAATGTAAAACTTACTGATTATTGGAATGATGAGAAAATAAAAGCTAATTACGAGATTAATGGCGGAACACCTGATGCTGAAAGTCCAGATGGTGAAGTTAAGGTTTGGAAATTAGACCCAAATGAAGCTAAAGATTTTAGTACTGTTGATATTAAAAAATCTTTTGTTCCTGAGTCAAAATCTAAAAAAAAGGTTTTAACTGAGAATTTAATTCTAAATAGTAGACAACAAACACAGTTTATTGATTTATTAAAAAATGAATTACCACATGAGTATAGAATAATGGTTGGTGGAATGACTGAAAGTGGTATAGATTTTTATGATATAGAAAAGGATGGTGGTAAACATGTTTCACTAACCTTAAACGATGTCAACAGTCCAGAACAATACATAACTCTATTTAGAATGGATGAATGGGATGAAGATTTTTTAGGTGATTACGAAAAGATTGGATCTTCAGTAGAAGAAATCTTTTACAACGTTAAAGATAATTTGATTAGAGATATTAAAAAATCTTTTGTTCCTTAATCAAAAATTTAATAATAAAAGTAAAAAAATAAAGAGGGGGTTTATCCCCCTTTTTTGTTTACTAACACCTAACTTTTTATTATACTTGAATTAAGTATTTTAAGTTAAACAATTTAAACAAAAACAAAATGAGTAATGTATTAGATGCGATTATGTCGCAGTATGAAAAAAACAAAAACTCTGGTGGAGGAAAATCTTTCGAAGAGAAAGACTTCTCAAAGTACTTTAACACAAGATTAGAAGATGGAGAAAAGAATGGTGAAGTAACCATTCGTTTAATGCCGACCAAAGAAGGTGCATCACCTTTTGAAGAAGGATATTTCCACGTAATGCAGGTTAATGGACAATGGAGAAAACTTTATTGCAGAGAACACAATGATGGTGAAACCTGTCCGATTTGTGAAGTAGAAAAAGCTTTAAAAGCTACAGGTAGTGAAGAAGATAAAAAAATTGCTAAAACCTACAAGGCTAGTAAATTTTATTTAACTCGTGTGATTGACCGTTCAAAAGAAGATGACGGGGTTAAAATCTGGCGTTTTAAACACAACTACAAAGGTGAAGGTGAATTAGATAAAATGATTCCACTTTTTACTAAAAAAGGAAATCTTGCTGATGGTAGAGAAGGTCGTGACCTTACACTTATGTTAGGTCGTGGTGATAAGAACAACACCAAGATTACTTCTATTATGGCAGAAGACCCTTCAATGTTAACAGAAAACAAAGAAAAGGCTAAAGCTTGGGTGAAAGACACAATGTCTTGGAAAGAAATTTACAAAGCATCTCCTGTTGAGTATCTTGAGATTATCGCTAACGGTGAAAATCCTGTTTGGGATAAGAAATTAGAAAAGTTTGTTGCTAAAGGTGAAGAAACTGTTAAGAAAGATACACCTACAACAAGTGCTAAGTATAAAGCCCCAGTCGTTGAAGATGAGGCTGATGACGATGAAGAAATGCCATTTTAATTAAAAAACTATGTCTACAGTAAAGAAATCAATAGGTAAAAAAGAGTTCTCACTAGATTCTCTAAAAGATAAATTTAGTACAAAAACCAAATACAAGGCTGATAGATTTATCGACTTGGGTTCGGCTTTTCAAAAGGCAACTGGTGTACCAGGACCTGCTCTTGGACATTTAAACGTTTTCTTAGGGCATTCTGACACAGGTAAAACAACAGCTTTATTAAAGTCAGCTATTTGGTGTCAACAAAACGGTATATTACCAATTTTTATTATTACAGAAAAGAAATGGAGTTTCAGTCACGCCCAATTAATGGGTTTAGAAGTTACCGAATCAAACGGTAATTGGGACGGATTTTTTCTTTTCCGTGATGACTTTGATTATATAGAACAAATAACTGACTATATGAATGAAGTTTTAGAATCACAATCAAAAGGTGAAATCCCTTATGATATTTGTTTTTTTTGGGACTCTGTTGGTTCTATACCTTGTAAAATGACTTATGACGGTAAAGGTGGTAAAATGCATAACGCATCAGTATTATCTGACAAAATCGGAATGGGTTTAAATGGTAGAATTACCTCATCAAGAAAAGAAACAACCGCAGACGGTAAACCAAACAAGTATACAAATACTATTGTTTTCGTTAACCAACCTTGGGTAGAACTACCAGATTCACCTATGGGACAACCAAAAATTAAAATGAAAGGTGGTGAGGCTATATACCTTAACAGTACTTTAATTTTCTTATTTGGTAATCAAAAGGGAGCCGGTACTAATAAAATTATGGCAACTAAAAACGGTAGAAAAATTAAATTTGCTACTCGCACCAAAATTTCTATACTTAAAAACCACGTAAATGGTATTGGTTATGAAGATGGTAAAGTTATTGTAACACCACATAGTTTTATTGACGATACAAAAGAAGCTGAAGAACAATATAAAAAAGAATATTCTGATTTTTGGTCTGAAATGTTTATTAAAAACGGATTGGATATAAAAGAAGGAGAAGATTTTGAATTAGAAGGTTCATCAACAGACGTAGATTTAGACGGTTTAGAATAATATGAAAGTAAATTACGAAAGGTTAGTAGAATTAAATAAAGAGGCTCTGACCGCTGATAGCGGGCAAATGAGTTGTTTTTACCTCATACAGCAAGGTCTTGAAAGATACTTAGGTGGTGAAACCATAGCTAATGAGTATATTAATTTTTTAACCCAAATAGGTGTACTAGAACCTGAAAAAAAGATTGTTAAACCCTTTAATTTTATGGGTAATGACGGGCCTGAAGGTAACTAGAAAAAAAGAAAAAACAAAAACACTTCTTATTGATGGAAACGTTCTTATGAAACGCTCTTACAACGGAGCTAAGAACGTTTTCTACAAAGAAGTCCATATCGGAGGAATCTTCCAATTTTATACTACATTAAGAAAACTTATCGTTGAATTATCAGTTGATAAAGTTATTATTATGTGGGATGGTGAAAGAGGTGGTTATTTAAGACTTGATTATTATCCTGACTATAAAGGCAATAGACCAAAGTTCTTCGATCAAAACTACGAAATTCAAAAATTAAAAGTTAAAGCTTACGCTGAAGACTTATCCCTAAGACAATACGAACACCCTGATTGTGAATCGGATGATTTACTTTCATTCTATGCTTTAAATAAAAAGAAGAGTGAAGAAGTTATTATATACACTAACGATAGGGATTTATGCCAACTTATTTCTGAAGATGTTACTTTATACCTAGCTGATAAAAAAGTTTTAGTTGGTATTGGTAACTATTCATGGTACTTCCAACATTACTATGAAAATGCTGGTTTAGTTAAGATTATTGAAGGTTGTTCCACAGATAATATAAAAGGTATTGATGGTGTAACTGAAAACACTCTTATCACACATTTTCCTGAAATAAAAGAAAGAAAAATTTCTTTGGAAGAGATTATTGAAAAATCTAAAGTTTTAAAAGAGGAAAGACAATTAAAAGTATTCGATTCCATAATCGAAGGAAAAACCAAAGGGACTCATAAAGGTAATGTTTATGAGATAAATAAAATTATAATTGATTTACATCAACCACTTCTAACCGATGAGGCTAGAGAAGAAGTTTTAAATCTTATAAATTTACCTTTAAACCCTGAAGGACGTGATTATAAAAACGTTTTAAAAATGATGTTTGATGATGGGATTATGTATGCAATCCCTGGGGGTGAAAATGGTTATGTAAGTTTTTTAGACCCATTTATCAAATTATCAAAAAAAGAAAAAAATAATTTTAAACAATTAACTAAATAATAAAATATGAAAAAATTTGAGTTTATACTACGAATCAACGGTAATATCATTTGTCAAAGATATTTTGCTGTTAAAAACTTTAATACAAAATCTGTTAATTCTTTAGACCTTATTTATTGTGTCAACGATTGTGTTGAAATGATTCAAGGTCAGTTAAAGAAAAAATCTTTGGAACATTTATGGAGCCAATACAACGCGTATGAAAAACAAACTGAAGAACAAATCAACAGAACTCCAATTTATGACAAAGAAGATATCTTTGATTTTGAAATTAGAATTGATGAAAGAGTTATAGGAACTAGAAGATTTACTGGAAATGTTTATCCACAAAGAGTTCGTTATACTGTTGATATTCGTGAATTAATACCTAGAATTATCTCCCAAATTCAAGATACTTTGGGTCAAGAAAAAATACATGTGGAATATTAAACAACAAAATTGTAACAGCTATTTATGAATATACAAAGTAAAAAAATGGGTAAAAATGTTACATTAGGTTATTTAGGTTATAAATTTCAATCAGAGCTAATAAACCAAATCTTACACCCAGCTAATAAAAAATTCTCAGACAGAATAATAGACATAGTACACGCAAAGTACTTTGACAACGAATATTTTCGTCTTATAGTAGCTCAAATTAAAGACTACTATGAAAAGTATGAAAAAATTCCTGCAATGGATACTTTAGAGACCATACTAAAAATGGAAATCAAAGATAAAGTAACACAGGACTATGTTTTTGAAATGTTAAAAGAAATCCGTGAATTGGCTGTTGAAGACTGGGAGTTTGTTCAAAGTAAGGCATTAAATTTTTGTAGACAACAAGAACTTAAAAAAGCCAATGAAAAAATCAACAAAATTGTTGATAATGGTGAGTTCGACAATTATGAAACTTGTGCTGAAATTTTGAGAGAAGCCCTATCTGTTGGAGCTGAAAAAGACGATGGTACTTCTATTACAGAAAACATTGAAGCAGTTTTAGAGAAAAACTTTAGACACCCAATTCCTACGGGAATAAATGGTATAGACAATTTAACCGATGGGGGTTTATCAAGAGGTGAACTTGGTGTAATATTAGCACCTTATGGTGTTGGTAAAACAACTATTTTAACCAAAATCGCTAATTCAGCCTACAATCAAGGATACAATGTTTTACAAATTGTTTTCGAGGACATGCCTGATGTGATTAAAAGAAAACACTTAGCATGTTGGTCGGGCATTGATTTAAATGATTTAGCAGAAAGAAAAGAAGACGTTTTGTCAAAACACAAAGAAGTAACTTCAAACAGAACAAATGATTTAAGAATCAGAAAGTTTTCTTCAGAGGGTGTAACTATGCAAACAATTAAATCTTTCGTTAGACATGAAATTTCTACAGGTTTTAAACCCGACATGATTGTTTTAGATTATATTGATTGTGTTGAATCCACAAAACAATATAGTGATGAATGGTCTGGTGAAGGTAATGTAATGAGAGGATTCGAATCAATGTTAAGTGAATTTAGTTTGGTTGGATGGACAGCCGTTCAAGGTAATAGAAGTTCAATTAGTGCTGATGTTGTAACAGGAGACCAAATGGGAGGTTCCATTAAGAAAGCTCAAATAGGACATTTTATTATGTCAATAGCGAGAACCTTACCACAAAAAGAATCAGGAAGAGCTACAATAGCTGTTTTAAAATCACGTTTTGGACGTGACGGGGTTGTATTCGAAGATTGTACTTTCGATAACGGAAAAGTTCATATAGACACAGAAACGTCTCAAACCTTTTTAGGATATGAAAAAAACCAAGAAGTTAAGAAAGAATCTCACACCCGAGAAAGAATACAAAGAGCAAAAGAGTTACAAAAACAAAATAATAATTAATAAAAATTTTAAACATGGAATTGTCAAGTAAATTACTTTCGGACATTACTGTCTATATGAAGTACGCAAAATATATCCCCGAGTTAAATCGTAGGGAAACATGGGAAGAATTGGTGACTAGAAACAAAGAGATGCACCAAAAGAAATTCCCTCAATTAAAAGAAGAGATTGAAAAAGTATACCAACTTGTTTATGATAAAAAAGTTTTACCTTCTATGAGAAGTTTACAGTTTGGTGGTAAACCAATCGAAATTTCCCCAAACAGAATTTACAATTGTGCTTATATGCCGATTGACCACGTAGATTCTTTTTCTGAAGCAATGTTTTTATTGTTAGGTGGAACTGGTGTTGGGTATTCAGTTCAAAAACACCACGTAGAAAAGCTACCTGAGATTAAAAAACCAAGTTCAAACAGAACAAGAAGATATTTAATTGGTGATTCTATTGAAGGATGGGCTGACGCAATTAAAGTTTTATTGGAATCTTATTTCGGAGCTAAAGCATCAACACCTATTTTTGACTTCTCTGACATTCGTCCAAAAGGAGCACGTTTAGTTACTTCAGGTGGAAAAGCACCAGGACCACAACCTTTAAAGGATTGTTTACATAACATTAAAAAAGTATTAGACAATAAAGAAGATGGTGATAAACTTAAACCTATTGAAGTACATGACATCGTATGTTATATTGCTGACGCAGTATTAGCGGGTGGTATTCGTAGAGCAGCTCTTATTAGTTTATTTTCAGCTGATGATGATGAAATGATTTCTTGTAAATCAGGAAATTGGTGGGAATTAAATGCACAAAGAGGTAGAGCTAATAACTCAGCCGTATTAATGAGACATAAAGTTACTAAAGAATACTTTATGGATTTATGGAAACGTATTGAATTATCTGGAGCTGGTGAACCTGGTATTTATCTTTCTAATGATAAAGATTGGGGAACTAATCCTTGTTGTGAAATTGGGTTGAGACCTTATCAGTTTTGTAACCTTTGTGAGGTTAATGCATCAGATATCACTTCTCAAGAAGATTTTGAAGAAAGAGTTAAAGCAGCGTCATTCATTGGGACTCTTCAGGCAGGTTATACAGACTTTCATTATCTTCGTGATGTATGGAAACGTACAACTGAAAAAGATGCCTTAATCGGTGTAGGAATGACTGGTATTGGGTCTGGTGTTGTATTAGGTTATGACATGAAGAAAGCTGCTAAAGCGGTGAAAGAAGAAAATGAAAGAGTAGCTAATTTATTAGGAATTAATAAAGCGGCAAGAACTTCTACAGTTAAACCTTCAGGAACTTCTTCATTAGTTTTAGGAACTTCTTCAGGTATTCACGCTTGGCATAATGATTACTACATTCGTCGTATTCGTGTTGGTAAGAATGAAGCTATTTACACATACCTTTCAATTTATCATCCTGAATTAGTTGAAGATGAATATTTCCGTCCACATGATACAGCTGTAATTTCTATTCCACAAAAAGCACCAGAAGGAGCTATTATGAGAACTGAATCAGTATTCCAATTATTGGAACGTGTAAAAAAAGTTTCTACAGAGTGGGTAAAAGCCGGACATAGAGGTGGTTCAAACTCACATAACGTATCGGCAACAATTTCAGTTAAAGAAAATGAATGGGAATTAGTTGGTGATTGGATGTGGGAAAACAAAGATTCATATAACGGTCTTTCTGTATTACCTTATGATGGTGGAACTTACACTCAAGCACCTTTTGAAGATTGTACAAAAGAAACATATGATAACTTAATGAAGAGTTTGAAAGATGTTGATTTAACAAAAATCATTGAGTTAGATGATGATACTAACTTAAGTGGTGAATTAGCCTGTTCAGGTGGAGCTTGTGAAGTAAAATAATTACGTATGGAAATTAAATGGGGACCTAATATAACGTTAACACAACAAATATTGTTGGCCTTATATGAAATACGTAAAAAAAATGGATAACATAAAAACCCTCTTCGGAGGGTTTTTTAATGCAATAAACTTTACACTTTAGATTTTATTTTTTGGTGGTAAATTTCAGGGATAGATATTTATAAGTAAAAAGAAATGGCACAAAAAGGTTACATAAATATACAGTTCCCTTTTCAAGATGATCCGGACGGTAAATTTTTGAAAATGAACGATGATGTAAAACAGGCAATTAAATCTGATTTGTTACATCTACTTTTAACAAACAAAGGTGAAAGGCTATATATGCCAGACTTTGGTGCAAATTTAAGAAAATACCTTTTTGAACAAAACGATGATATCTCATATCAAGCTATCACAAATGAAATAAACGATGCGGTAAGAAAATATATACCAAATCTAACAATAAACGCAATAACACCAACCAAATCTGAGGATAGTATTTACGCTGTAATAGTTGAAATAGAATATACAGTTACTACAGGAGCTTTCCAATCAAATGATAGTGTAACATTAA